GGTATATGTTGATATTTGGCTGATAGATAATCGGATGTATCTTTATCGTCTGCGATAAGCTCAAAAGTATTAAATCTATTTTGAAGTGGTGTAGGTAAATCGTTTAAATACACTGTACCATCTGAACCATCGTTTAAGTTAGATGCTGCGACTACTATAACATTGTTTAACGGTTTACCAGCCCAGTTCCTCTTTTTCGTATCGCATACACCATATAAGCAGTTGAATACCTCGGGCATGGCTTGTGTGATTTCGTCTAGGAATAATATTTTAAAACGTTCGGGGTTCTCGAATAATGGTTCTAACTGTTCGTTAATCAATTTAGTGAAGTATTGAATTAAACGTCTAGCCCTCTTACGTCTAGTTTTATCTTTTTGTTCGTCGCTCATGTCCTCAATGTATTCCTCGAAGTCCTCTTTTTTAGTAGGAATACCACCTATCGTCTCTGGTACTTCTAAAGCTAAATTTAATTTGATTAAATCGTAGCCGTTTTCCTCTGCGAATTGTTCTATGTGTTGTGATTTTCCTATGCCACTTTTGCCATAAAACATTGCGTTTTGATTTAATTTAATACAAGCCTTTAATATGGCTGGTATTTGGTGGTGCTTTTTCTTAACCACCTCTTGCATTTGTCCACAAATATTTAATTGCATTTTTTAATCCTCCTATTACAATATGGTTTAGATTTACCCAAAAAGGCTGTCCATATTGTTCTTACTATTATAGTGTACCACATATTTATTTATATGTCAACTATATAACAGTATTTTTTTATAACAACTTATTTTTTAGGTTGATTACAGTTGTTTTTACAACCTGGGGTGTACTGTGTACCCCCTGCGTGTCAAGCTAAGCCGTCCTTACTTTTATATGCTAGTCTAGTGTGCTGATATAGTAGTTCAAGGCGTCGCCCTTAAGATGATCAAGTGCGTACTGGTCGGCTTGCTCCCAAAGATCGTTATATAATTGTGCGATGTCCTGACGTCCTTGTTCATAGTGTTGCCATATCTTATGGTTTAATACCATAACAAGCTCTGTTAAATATTTATAGTCGCTATGCCACTCTTTAAAAGCTCGGTTATATGTATCTTGAATTGCACTCGCTCCAAAGTGGTCGGCTATAGTGAAGTCGCTCCAAAATGTAGTTTCCATTATTTCACCCCCTTTTATTTTGTTGCTCTAAAATATTCTTCTTTAGTGATTTGTTGAGCATAATCGCAATAGCGTATATCGTCTTGGTCAAGTTCCCCTAACATTTCGGCAATAGCTATTATCTCGTCTTTAGTTGTAGCGTGTTGCGTACTCTTGAAAAATATTGAGTATCCAGTTACGTCTTCTTTAATATAGATTTCATAATAGTATGGTGTCATTATTTCACCCCCTTTTTATTTGCTTTATACTCTGCCATTTTTTGTTGCCAGTAGGCAAGCCTTTTAGCGTTGCCTGCTCTTTTAGCTTGGTATATGTTGTTAGATATATTATGCCATTCTTTATTGATTTTATTGTAGTTGCAAGCTCTGTCGCTGTTTTCTAGTCTTTTAGCCATATGGTCTGCGTATAATATGTTAAGTCTGTCTATTTGCTCGTCCACGTCTGCCTTAGTTATGTTATCGTCTGCTATTGTTTTGAAGTATGTCAACATTATAATAGTGTCGCTTATTACTTGTAATTCATTATTTTTCAATTACTCCACCTCCTTTATATTATTAAATATGTCTTCTAACTCTGTGTTATAATAGCCTTCTTCTACCACGCCGTCCTTGTATTGCACTACCCAGCAAGGGTGATAATCTTCGGCGTCTGTAAATCTGCCTATTAGTTTTACCACCTCGCCATTATGTGCTAAGTGCATAGCCAGTTTAGTATGAATTTTTACTGGTATATCATAAATCTCAAATTCGCCGTAGCTCGCTAAGTCTTGATAGTCTCCCATAGCTATTCTCATTATTCCTCACCCCCTTCAAAATATTCGTCCATTTCTATATCGTCCCAGTCGCTTATAATCTCATTATAGAATTTCGTGTCGATAGCTGTAAATTCCATTTCGGCGGTGTACCAAAGCAATGACACCATAGGCGTATCGATTACCACTTCGTTATCGCTGTTTACTGCTACTAGCCCGTTACTGTCGTCTACCTCGTAGTCGTCTCTTATAATAATCTTTAGATTTTTATGCCCTCTTAATTCGTCCGTTAATAACATAACGCTGGCGTCGTCTATATCGCATAAATAATTGCTGTAGGCTGTTATACGCCCTAAATCTTTTATTTTACCTTTACAATAATTTTGAAATTTTAATTTATTATTCATAATTTTTTACTCCTTATATATTAGATTTTTTTTATATGGGGTGGGGTATGCTCCCACCCCCTTAGTGCTATTCCGTCCAGTTTGATATTTCGTGTGTGTCGATATAGTGTCTAATATCTCTTAATGGTGCATAAGATACCAGGTTGAAATATTGATTATTAGATATATCACTGTATGCGTTTTTCTCTTTTAGGTTGACAAGTTGTACTCTATACTTTGGATGTCCGTTAATATCGTTATGTAATCGTTCCATTATTATAACTATATTGTTATATTCTTCAATGTATGAAGTATGTGATTTTAATTTTCGCATATCTATTTCACCTCTTTTCTTAATTGTTTCTCTAAGTCTTTTAATTGTGTTTTATTCAATGTTGCGATTTTGCTTGTAATTATATCGGCTTTAGTTTGTGATAATTTTGTCGCTTTTAATGTTATTGTGTAATTCGTTTTTGTAGTTTTGATAATGCTATCCTTGTATTTTTCTTTTAGTAGTTTTTCCATTTCGGATTTTTCAATTTTGTATCCTTCGGGATATGTTGAAGTTGTATTGTCCTTCCTTGATACCATTACGTATGTATCGTTAAGCTCACTTTTTTCCATTTCCCTTAATACTGTTTTCATTTCTTCGATTTTGTTATCGCAATATTCTGCGATTGCCACATAAATTCCTAACTCACTCCAAAACTCTTGATTTTGTTTCATAATTTTTTAATTCCTCCTATATATTAGATTTTTTTTTTATTTACGTTGCTTTATCTTGTGTATATGTATTGTTTTTTCTTATGTATCAATTAAAATTTATTGTTATTATTTTAGTGTGATATAGTAGTGTGTTAATTCGGGTGCATATTGAGGGTTTGTGTATATTATAGTTATGTTGTTGTATTTATTACATAAGTCTATTGCTAAGTTTATATTTGTTACTCTTAAATATTCCTTGCCATTTTTGCCGTGGTGTACTCCGCAAAGGTTTAATTCTTTATAATGTTTTCTTATAATATTTGCCAAACTTGTTTTCATTTTTACCACCTCACTTTTATATTTGATTTTTGTGTTAGCTTGTTTAGGTTGTTTAGGTTGTTTATAACCTATTCTATTATATATATTATACTATATTTTAAGCTAAAAGTCAATATTATATTAAAAAGTTTTTTTTTTTTTTGGGGCGTAGTATTCCTTGACGCAGGTGTCCAAGGGGTGGCGACTTACAAAACATATATCCAACTCACAATATTATGTAAACTAAAAAGCCAACAAAGTTGTACTCCATTTGTAAAAAAATTAAAAATATAATATATTAATATCAAACGTGAACGGAGGTAAGTTATGATCAAAATTACCAAGAATATAAAAGACGAATATACAAACGGAAAAATCCAAGATTTGTTCACAGAAGTAGATAACGTTTTAAAAAAGCGTCAAGAAATTCAATCCCGCTATTTAAGGGGAATTGATAGTACAAATCCAGGTTCAGACGGTTCCGTACAAGTATTCTTTGAAAAATTTATTACAGATTTAGCAGCAGGCTATCTATCAGGAGAAATTACTTATAATTGTGAAATAGTAGATGAAGATGAACAAGCGTCATACCGCCTACTACATCCAAATGGAACTCCATTAGACCCAGAGACAGCTGCACAATTAAAATATATAATTACAACTCTATCTGCAAAAAATGATGACCCTAAAGTATTAAAAGCCTTATTCCATGATGCTGTTCTATTTGGCGCAGCATATGAAAGACAATTAGATTTAGATACCCCAGCATCAGAAGATAAAACAGCAAAGCGGAGAGCCAAATTATACTTATTACGCCCTAAGCGCCCTTAACACGGTAGCTATATTCCCTACTGATATATCAGATATAGAGCAACAAAATGCCATTGCGCTTATTTCCACCTACACCCTTGACAGCCGTAACTCTGAAGACAATCAAGAGCATACACTATATTATTGTATTGAATGCAATCCGTATACTAATTGTTATCAAACGTCTATATACGACCAAACAACTAATGAAGACGCTACGTCTCAATACAAAAAAGTAGTTACTTTAAAAGAGGAAATACCCTCTTCTCATAATATATCTACTTTTAGTGTGTATGAGCCAGACCCACAGGTTTCTATAATAGACCCAATCATTTCTCTAGTTAGTGCATATGAGAATATTATGAATAATTTGAATAACTTGTATCAATACAATGATACAGATGCGAAGTTAAAAGTTAGTGGTTACCGTCCTGAGAACCCACTTACAATACCTAATCCAGACTTCAATCCAGAAGAAGCGATTTCAGATTCAAATCCTGAGTCTATTACGAATCCAGCACGTACCCTTGAAGACGAGTATCTTTTGAATTCACGTACGTTTTTCGTACAAGAGGGTGGTGACGTCAGTTGGCTACTAAAAGATATAAATGCAGAGGACGCGACAAAATACTTAAAATACTACGTTGACAGTATCTTTCAGATAACTGGTATACCTAACACAGCAGACAGCGCCTTCAACTCAGGTGATATGAATGCCAGCGCAATCGACCGTAAGTTTTATACTATGGCTCTAATGTTAGATGATGTGAAGCAGGGTGTTACAGTATTAATTAAACATAGATGGGACAACTTCTTCAAGAGAATTAATTTAGTTAACTCTACCACATTTGATATGAATGATGTGACTATTAGTATAGGCTCAAATCTACCAAGTATGACAGATGAGACTATAAATCAACAGTTAGCGTTGAACGGTATCTTGTCACAAAAGACTTTATTATCTAACTTAGGCTATGACTATGCTACAGAGAAGAAGAATAAAGAGGAAGAGACAGACATCCCTTATAATGTAGTAGCACCAGATACAGCGTACGTTACACCATCAAGTGCTACGACTACTACTCAAACAACACCTGCTACTAGCACAGATACAAATAAGACTACATCACAGACAAACAATCAGATTGAAGCCAAAACAAACACAACTACAACACAAAACGTCGTGAAAGATAAGACAGATAACGTACACACCACTCAAGTAAGAGAGGGTAGACCTAATAAATAAAAATAAAAATAAATAACGGTTATAATTACAATTATAATAAATTAAAAAACCAATAGGAGGATAAAAATAATATGGAAGACGAAACAATGAACAACGATCAAGTTAATAACGCAAATACAGGTACAGGAGACTTAGTTAATGAATTAAGTAGACCTGCTGAGTCAGATACACAAAACTTAGATGTGTTATTACAAGACCCAAAACTACAAGGTGAATTTGACAAAAAATTAGAAAAAGCTATAAAAACTGCTTTAAGTAAAAGAGACGCTGAGTACCAAAAGAAAGAAGCTGCACTTCAAGCTAGTGTTACTTCAGAAAAAGAAAAAATGCGTCAAAATATCTTAGAAGAGATAGAGAAGAAGAAAAAAGAAGCAGAAGAAAACGCTAAACTTACAGTTGAAGAAAGATATAAAAAACAAATCGACAACTTAGAGCTTAAAAATGCAGAGTATGAAAAAGAGCTTTCTACTATTAGACGTAGAGATAAAATTACAGCTATGGTTACAGAAAAAGGTTATGACCCACGTCTATTAAATCTTTTAAGAGCTGAAGACGTATCAACAGACGAAGAAATCGAAGACTACGTAGACAAAAGAAACGCTGTGTTCCTTGAAGCTACTAACGCTAGAGTGCAAAGCTTATTAAAAGATCATCCTGACGTATTATTAGGAGATAATAAAAAGAAAAAAGCAGAGCCAGAGTTCAACTTTAACTTTGCTAGTAAGAAAAATTAATATATAAATAACAAATTAGGAGTAAAAATATGGAAAATAAAGCTGTAAAAACTATAAAATGTCAAGATTGTGGTAAAGAGTTTGTTTTTACTGAAAAAGATCAAAAATTTTACGCTGAACACAATTTTGTAGAACCAAAAAGATGCAAAACTTGCAGAGATTTAAGAAAAAATATGTAAAAAGGAGGTAAAAATATGCCTAGTAAGAAAAAAATTGAAGAAAAAATTGAAGAAATCGCAGAAAATAACACAGAAACAACTGAACAAGTAGAAGGAATAACTGAACAAGAAGAAAAAGTAGAAGAATCAGTTGTGGAAAATGTGGAAAAACCTGTGGAAAAAATTAAATATCCAGTAGGAAGTATCGTATTTGTATCAAAAGATGCAGATGCAGACTTAAATGGGTTTAAATTATTCCCACCATATAAAAAATACACATATACTGTAGAAGCCTACGATGAAAATACAGAGGTTTATTCTTTAAGAAGGTTAAACTTATCATTAAGACTAAAAGAAGCTGATATTGTGGCTCCTAACGAAAAAGGAAACGATAAAATTAAAAGAATACAATTCTAAAAGGAGGTAAAAATAATTATGAATAATGAATTAATCCAAACAATTCTAGGAACTTATTTGTTACCTATAGTCGGTACAGCTTTATCTGCATTTTGTGCTTGGCTTGGAGCTAAGATTAAATCAATTTACCAAGAAAAAGCTAATACTGAATTAAAAAAGAAAATAGTAGATGACACAGTTCAATACGTTGAGCAGGTGTTTAAAGACTCTTCTAGTGAAGAAAAATTAAATCAAGCTGTGAAATCAGCTAGCGAGTGGTTACAAGATAAAGGTCTCACAGTTACAGATGCAGAGCTTAAAATATTAATCGAGTCATCTGTGTATGCTCTAACTAATTCATTTTATGAAGTTTCAGCTACAGACGACGTATTTGTACCCTCAGATAGCTCTTCAGAAGCAACTGAAAACGAGAAAGGAGAGTAATGATATGGCACAAAGAGGTATTGATATAAGTGCACATCAAGGTGATATAGACCTTGCAGCACTACAAAGTGAAATAGCATTCGTTATAATTAGAGTAGGATATGGTACTAAAGGTACTATAGATAAAAAATTTGAAAGAAACGTAGAGTTATGCAAGTCATTAGGTATTCCAGTAGGCTTTTACTGGTACTCATATGCCTTAGATGTGGAAGGAGCTGAGAAAGAAGCAGACGCTTTTATATCAGCAATCACACCATACAGAGACGTATGTAAATTTGGAACATGGTTTGATATGGAAGACGCAGACGGTTATAAATCTAAAAACGGTATGCCTTCAAATGAAACATTAAGAAAAATGTGTGCAGCCTTCTGTAGAAAAGTCGAAGACGCTGGCTTCTATGCTGGTATCTACGCTTCACAATCTTGGTTTGATAATCAACTAAAGGGTGATGAAGTAACTCCTTACGATAAATGGATAGCTCAATGGCCTACATCTGGCGGTAAAGAGACTGGCTTAAACACTAGCGCAGACTTACATTCAGATAGATCATTATGGCAATTCACATCAGCTGCTAAATTTGAAGGATATAGTGGAACGCTAGATGCTAACTATGCTTATAAAGAGTTCCCAAATCCCGATACCAAGTCAGCTGATAACAGTCAATCAACTAATACTGACGCTACTCCTGCTGATACTACTCCTGCCACTCCAGTTAGCACTCAAAAGTTCAATATTGGAGATAAAGTAGTAATAAACGGAAGTCTATATACAAGCGCAAGCGCTGCTTCTCCAGCAGGTAGCGTATCTAATAAGGTTACAAACATAACTAGATATTCAGCTGGCTCAGCTCACCCATATAATACAACAGGTGA